CGAAGGATAACGCGCTTAACAGCTCGCTTAAAAGATCCGCGACGAGAGCGAAATCTGCGTTTACGGAAAGAACGCTTGCGACCCCGAAAAGTTCGTTTGCCGCGGAATCTGGATGTACGACGGAATGCCATTCTTTGTTTCTTAGTATCGTGTGATAGGTCGATGGCCTCGTCTGATTTCCTTTTTAGGGAATCTACGTGTTTGTCCCACTTACGTGTCAAAGGATAAATTGCTGCAACGCTGGCCAATCCGAGCGCGACCTGTCCGAAAGAAGTAGCCATCGAAAAAGTTTTCGATTGCGCAGCACGCTTATATAAGGGAGGCGGGTGGCGGGTGGCCGCTGGGTAATATTATGCCAGCGACCAGTTTCACGTATGACGGAGTTCACGTTTTCCTCACGTACCCGCAATGCACTCTTGAGCGAGAACAACTACGAGATTTCTTCGTGGGACTGGCCCCTAACTGCCGGTTTTTTATTGCGAGGGAACTGCACGATGATGGGGCACCTCACCTACATGCTTACGTACACTTCGGAGGACGTCGTCGCTTCTGCGCCGCTAATTGTTTCGACGTGGAAGGATTCCATCCTAACATACAACGACCTCGATCTGCTAAACACGTCGTTGAATACTGCGGTAAGGAGGACAGTGCACCTTTGGCTAACTTCACACCCGGAAGTGACCCTGCGGGAGGCTGGGGAGAGATACTCGACGATTGTCACTCCAGAGAAGAATTTCTGGAACGCGTTCGACTGCGCTTTCCGCGGGATTACTGCTTGGCTCTTGAACGACTACTTTTCTTTTGCGAATGGCGCTTCGGCAGAGTGGACAGTGTCTACAGTGGAAGAGGAAGATCTGAGTTCGTGGAACCACCTACCTTAACAGACTGGGTTCAGTCAAATCTCACAACGGTACGCAATCTATCCTCTCATTCCCATTGGCTATTTTTATTCTGCTGCGCTGGGGGGGGGCCCCAGTCCCCTCCCCCATTGCCGTTGGGCAAAGCTAATTGCTAATGCCCGTTTGTTTTGTGCTAGTTAGTGGAGCGCCCGGTTTCGCTCATTTTTATCGGAAAATCTAGGATCGGGAAGACTGAGTGGGCAAGATCTCTTGGCAAGGCCATGTACTTCTGTGGTCAATTCAATCTCGACGACTGGGACGACAGTGCCGAGTACGTCATCTTGGACGACTTCAACATCAAATACTTTCCACAGTGGAAGTCCTTCTTGGGAGCTCAAAAGCGGTTTGTGCTCACCGACAAATACCGAAAGAAGAGAACCGTCTCTTGGGGAAAACCGTGCATCTGGCTCTGCAACGATGACGGAAATCCTTGCGGAGCTCTTTCCCGAACTGAACTTGACTGGATTGAACTAAACTGTGTGATTTTTAACTATGACTATCCTTTATTCATGGGTCCCTAAAATGAAGTTTCATCTTATAATCCATTTCTGCTACTGCTGTGTTGCTAACATCATTGGTGTTTGCGACTGCTTGCATAACGAGGTAGTAAGTACCATATTTGAACCTAAAAGCTGCGGTAGATAAGTCCGAGTGCGTGGGATCCTCAATTTGCATCCATTTGTTGAGCTTGTAATAGAAGGAGAACGGTGTTGGGCAGGAGATAACTCCACCTTCTGCTTGATTTTCTACACCTGGGTTGACCACGATTGTCTTAGAGGATAAAACCTTAACGGTAGTAATGTCGAATGCATCGACCCATCCATTGCCGACAAACTGCTCAGTAAGAGATGGAGCCTCGAAGAACGTAGGATTCTCATTAGGCGCCGTTGCCGTCGGGTTAGTCGTGCGTGTTGTGGTACTACCAAAAGTATTCCAACCGGAGAGAAGTGCGGAATTTTGCTTCTTGGACCAAACGAGTGTCACTCTAATAAGAGCGCCCTGGAACGTAGTATCTTCACCACTAGTACCAACTTGACCTCGGAAGGAGATGCCTTTAACGAAGAACTTATTGCCAAGGAACTGGTCGTCCTCTACACCTTGGCCTGGAACTTGAACTGGGCAAGATACGTATACGATACGAGAAGTGTTATCGCCCTGTGCTATACCGAAGCCGGTAACTGCCGATGTAATAGTCTGCTTGGCCTCTGCTGTGCGAAGGATAACGCGCTTAACAGCTCGCTTAAAAGATCCGCGACGAGAGCGAAATCTGCGTTTACGGAAAGAACGCTTGCGACCCCGAAAAGTTCGTTTGCCGCGGAATCTGGATGTACGAC